AGGGTTGTGCCATGTTCATAGGTACGCCAATGGGTCGTAATCACTTCTACGAACTGTACAAGTACGGTGAGTTAGGAGAAGACGATACTTACAAGACGTGGCACTTCACGTCCTACGACAACCCACTACTAGACCCTGAAGAGATCAATGTAGCTAAGAAGTCCATGTCTAGTTACGCTTTCCGACAAGAGTTCATGGCTTCCTTTGAAGCTCGTGGCTCAGAGATGTTTAAAGAAGAGTGGGTTAAGTTTTCTGAGGAAGGTAAAGACGAAGGCGACTACTACATAGCTGTTGACTTAGCAGGGTTTGAAGAAGTTAATAAGAAGCGTAGTAAGAACTCTAAACTGGACGAGACAGCGATAGCAGTAGTTAAGGTTAACCCTAATGGTTGGTTTGTAGAAAACATTATCTATGGACGCTGGAGTCTAAACGAAACTGCCGATAAGATATTCCAAGCGGTACGTGACTACCAACCACTAAGTGTAGGCATAGAGAAGGGCATTGCAAAGCAAGCAGTAATGTCTCCTCTGCTGGACCTACAGAAGCGTTACGGGAAGTTCTTCAGAGTCGAGGAACTAACCCACGGTAACAAGAAGAAGACTGACAGAGTGATGTGGGCCTTACAGGGACGCTTTGAGAACGGCTTTGTAACCTTAAACAAAGGGGAGTGGAACTCTAGGTTCTTGGACCAACTGTTTCAGTTTCCAGACCCTCTAACGCACGACGACTTAATTGACGCTTTGGCTTATATTGACCAATTGGCTAATGTAGCTTATGACTATGATTATGAACTTGATGAACATGAGATACTAGACGTAGTATCAGGATACTAAATATGAGCGAACTTTTTAAAACAGACCCTTTGTTGATAGAAGAATCTATTGAAGATTGGGTAATCACTAAATGTGACGATTGGCGTGACAACTATGAGTCTAACTACTCTGACCGCTTTGAGGAGTACTACAGGCTCTGGCGTGGTATTTGGGACCCTGCTGACTCTAGTAGGGCATCAGAACGCTCTAGGATTGTTTCTCCTGCGTTACAACAGGCAGTAGAGTCTAACGTAGCGGAGCTAGAAGAAGCTACCTTTGGACGTGGTAAGTGGTTTGACGTTACTGACAACATAGGAGACGCAGACAAACAAGACGTGATGTTTCTTAGGAACAAGTTAACTGAAGACTTTGAGTCCTGTCAGGTTCGTAAAGCAGTAGCAGAGTGTCTCATTAACTCTGCTGTGTTTGGCACAGGTATTGGTGAACTAGTCATCGAAGAGATGAAAGAGATGGTCCCGGCTACACAGCCCATCATGGGAGGAGACTTACAAGCTGTCGGTGTAAACATCACAGAGAAAGTCAAGGTTAAACTTAAACCTGTGTTGCCACAGAACTTCCTAATTGACCCAGTAGCTACAAGCGTTGAAGACGCTATGGGCGTGGCTATAGACGAGTTTGTAAGCCTACACCACGTAGAGCTTCTGCAAGAACAAGGTGTTTACCGTGACGTATTCGTAGGCACAGCAGCACCTGATACTGACCTAGAGCCTGACCAAGACCTTACGATGTACAACGACGACAAGGTCCGTATTACGAAGTACTTTGGTCTAGTACCACGCGAGCTTCTAAAGAACGCTTCAGAAGACCCTGAGGACGACGAGGAGGAGGAGTTAGTAGAAGAAGACGAAGACCCTAAGTCTGAGTCAAAGTACGTTGAAGCGGTCATAGTAATCGCTAACGGTGGTGTCTTGTTGAAAGCAGAAGCTAACCCTTACATGATGCAGGATCGTCCCATAGTAGCCTTTCCTTGGGACGTGGTTCCCAGCAGGTTCTGGGGTCGTGGCGTATGTGAAAAAGGTTACAACTCACAGAAAGCTCTGGACGCAGAGTTAAGAGCTAGGATAGACGCTCTGAGCCTTACAGTACACCCTATGTTAGCTGTTGACGCTACTAGAATGCCTAGAGGGGCTAAACCTGAGATACGCCCCGGTAAAATGATCCTAACCAGTGGTGACCCTCGTGAAATACTACAACCGTTTAACTTTGGACAAGTTAGTCAGATTACTTTTGCCCAAGCGTCTGCGTTGCAGCAGATGGTGCAACAGGCTACGGGAGCCGTTGATTCAGCGGGTGTTTCTGGTTCTGTCAACGGTGAAGCGACTGCCGCTGGTATTTCTATGTCTCTTGGTGCTATCATTAAGCGCCACAAGCGCACACTAATCAACTTCCAGCAGTCTTTCCTGATACCTTTTGTCAAGAAAGCTGCCTACCGCTACATGCAGTTTGACCCTGAGGGTTACCCTGTAGCTGACTACAAGTTTAACGCGAGTAGCTCTTTAGGCATCATGGCTAGGGAGTATGAAGTTACGCAGTTAGTGCAGCTACTACAGACTATGCAAAAGGACTCACCGCTGTACAACACGCTGATTCAGTCTATCATAGATAACATGAACCTCTCTAACCGTGAGGAGCTTGTGGTAGCGTTACAGAAGGCTGTAGAGCCTAACCCAGAGCAGGAACAGGCACAGCAACAGGTGCAACAAGCCCAGCTTGCTTTCCAGCAGTCACAAACTGCGGCACTTACTGCACAATCCCAAGAGTCTTCTGCAAGAGCAGTTAAGCTTGCTGTAGAAGCTGACTCAATACCCAAAGAGCTAGAAATAGATCGTATTAACGCCGTCACTAGAAACTTACGTGAAGGTGACTCTGATGACAAAGAGTTTGAACGACGTATGCGTGTAGCTGACACCCTTCTTAAACAACAAGAGATAAAAGGTAAAAACAATGCTAACAGACAGAGAGTTCCTAGCCCTGCTCAACCAAGTCAACAACCAACTCCAGCCCAAATGGGACCGCCTAGACAAGCTGGAACACCAAGTCAAGGAGTTAACTAATGCCAAAGAGCAAGGACCCAAAGTTGTCAAGAGCAGGAGTAAGCGCGTACAACAAGCCTAAGCGCACTCCTAACCACAAAACTAAGAAGTTTGTAGTAGTGGCTAAACAAGGTGACCAGACTAAAACCATACGGTTTGGTGACGCTAATATGACAATTAAGAAGGAGCAACCAGCTAGGCGTAAGTCTTTCAGGGCGCGTCACAAGTGTGACACAAGTCCACCCAGTAAACTCACGGCAAGGTACTGGTCTTGCAAAAAGTGGTAGGAGCAGCCATGAAAGGCGTTAAACACTACAAGAAAAACGGTGACTTATTCACCGGTAACTCACACAAAATGCCTAACGGCTCTTTACACAGTGGTAAGGTTCACGGTAAAACCAGTGTACCTTTGTTTCACTTTAAAGACTTATCTACTACAGCAAAAAAGAAAGTTAAAAAATAAGGAGGTGATCCAGTGTCAAAGATAGGAAAAACCAGTTACCCATACACTGTAAAACGTGTAGCAAAAACTAGAGACGCAGTTAAACGTAAAACTCCACCAATGCGTAAACCGGGGAAAACAAAGAGGTAAACAAAAAGCTTGACTTTTGCCCATAAAAATGTTATAATATAACTATAGTTAAACATAAGGGAAACAATGACTGATCCTGAGCTTGAAACCTACTTCAACAACTACAACCAACTCTTTAATCACTTAGGTTTCAAACAACTCGTAGAAGAACTTGTTGACAATTCAAAAGACTTATCTGACGTAAGGTCAGTAAAAGACGTAGAAGAACTCTTCTTTCGTAAAGGCCAAATCGCTGCTTTTGCTACTATAATTACCCTATCGGATACAATTACAGCAGCTAGAGAGCAAGCCGAAGAGGAAGAAGAAGATGTATAAAGTTTACGACTTCCACTGCGAATGTGGACTCGTATTTGAAAAGTTTGTGACCAACGGTACTACAACCAGTAGGTGCGGTTGTGGCTGTATGGCTACAAAAACATTATCTGCCCCGGCTTTTATCTTGGACGGCTCTAGTGGGGATTTCCCCGGTAGACACCTAAAATGGGTAAAAGAACACGAACAAGCAGGTAGCTAAACCCACTCTCCACAATGATTACAGTCACGGAGTTTAATTATGTCAAGAGCGACTTTGGTCGATCAGCCCCCTGAAGAGGGAAACGCTGAAGACCTAGCGAACGAAGTAGAAGAGATTCAGCAAGAAGAAACTGAGCAACCTCAAGAACAACCTACAATACCAGAGAAATACCAAACTAAGAGTTTAGCAGAGGTAGTTCAGATGCACCAAGAGGCTGAGAAGCTTCTAGGTCGTCAATCATCTGAGGTAGGAGAGCTTCGTAAAGTTGTAGATGACTACATAACTAGTCAACCACAACAAACAGCACCTCAACAACAAGTTGAGCCTGAAGACGATATAGATTACTTTACGGACCCTCAAGCAGCCGTTAACCGCGCTATTGAGAACCATCCTAAAATTAAAGAAGCACAAGCATACTCTACTCAGTATAAAAAGCAAACGTCACTGGCTACCCTACAGGGTAAGCACCCTGACATGCAAGAGATTCTCAAGGATGAGAAGTTCGCTGATTGGATTAAAGCTTCTAAGATTAGGACTCAGTTGTTTGTAGAAGCTGACCAGCAGTTCAATTCCGAAGCTGCTGATGAACTCTTTTCACTTTGGAAAGAACGCAGGACAGTTGCACAGCAGACCGCCGTAGTTGAAAAACAAGCGCGTAAGCAGCAACTTAAAGCAGCTAACACTGGTGGTACACAAGGAAGTGCCGAAGGAACCCGTAGGAAGATATATCGTAGGGCCGACATTATTAAACTGATGAGAACAGACCCTGAGCGATACCAAGCTATATCAGAGGAAATACTGACAGCTTACGCAGAGGGTCGAGTCAAATAATCTATTAGGAGATTGACAAATGGCTACTGCCACATATCCCGGCGCGGGGGGTAATACCGCGAAAACAGAAGCAGCGACGTTTATACCAGAAATCTGGTCTGACGAAAT